GCCGTCGCCGACACCGTCGCCGGCAACTACACCACCTGCCACCAGACCGCTGCGCAGCTGACCGCGTTGCAAGCTTGGGTGGAAGCCCATGCACCGCCTGCCGAGGCGGCCCCGTGAGGAAACCTGCCGGCCTGCGCGCGCACCTGATGGCTGCCATGCCGGAGCTGGCACGTGACGCAGAGCGCCTGCTGGTCTTCGTGGACGCGGGCTCGCTCGTGTCTACCTTCGCGCCTGGCCCAGCGTTTCAGTACAGCTACACGCTCAACCTGGTCATCACCGACATGGCCGAAGATCCCGACCGGCTGATGTTCCACCTGACCGAGTGGATCCGGGCCGAGCAGCCCGAGTTGATGGCCAACGCCGCGCGGCGCGAGGAAGTCCGCTTCGAGGTGGACGTGCTGGCCAACGACAAGTTCGACGTGTCGATCAAGCTCCCGGCCACCGAACGGGTGATCGTCGCGCGCGATGCCGACGGGCAGCTGCAGTTCACCAATCCCCCCGAGCCGCAGATCCCAGCCGATTGGGATCCATCCGGTGGATGAACCGGCGGCGCTGGAGACCTGGGCTGCGCCCCTGCTCCGCCGGCTTGAGCCGGCCGAGCGTCGCCGCCTGGCGCGCACGGTCGGCACCGCCCTGCGCCGCGCGCAAACCCAGCGCATCGCTCGCCAGCAGAACCCCGACGGCACGCCCTACGCGCCTCGCAAACAGCAGCTGCGCACGAAGGCCGGTCGGATCAAGCGCTTGAAGATGTTCGTCAAGCTGCGCCAGGCCAAGCACTTCAAGATCATGGCCACCGACCAGGCAGTGTCCATCGGCTTTACCGGCCGTGTCGGGCGCATCGCCCGCGTGCATCAGGAAGGCATGATGGATTCGGTACGTCCCGGGGGACCACGCACGCGCTACGAGCGCCGCGTTTTGCTAGGTTTCACACCAGCCGACCACGAAGTTGTGCGGGGCCTCCTGCTGGAACACCTCACGCGCTAGCGGGGTACAGCACAGCTTTGACGTAGAGCAGCAGGATGACGTAGCCGACAGCTACAGCCAGCGTTTTGGCCAGGAACAGGCAGTTCAACGTCCAGAACGGCCACATCGGAGCCTCGCCCATCGCGTCCTCCGCCTTTGCGCGGTAGTGGAGGGCATACCCTCCCCAGATCAATGATCCCGCGAGGTAGTGAATGGCATCGAGCGCCAAACCCGCGATGAGCACCACGGCCGCAGCGTGCAGTTGGTGCGGAACGGCCTTGATATCGGCGCCGTCGGGCTTGAATAGCCATATGAAACCGAGCCCGGCGAAGGCTAGCTGTCTTGCGACGTCGCTAGCCTTGCCCGAGTAGATGTTGAACTCGCCGTGGGCGCCATCAAACAGGCTCACTGGCCTCCACCCTTCGCGCCACCCAACAAGCGCGCTGGCGGCTTCTTTGGTGCATCACGTGCCGGGACCGGTTCCGGACGGCGCAGGCCAGCCGCAACCTTAGTGGGGCGGTTCTTCCCATCGCGCGCCGACTTACCGTCCGTCCTGCTCCCCTTTTCATCCTTGCTCATCGCACATCCCCTGCGTGGTTTCGATGAATCGTACACCCACTGGTCGGCCTCTGTAGCAACCCGGTCTACGCGCTGACTGAGTGGGTCTTTCGCACGCGCGCGGAGACCCTAGACCGGTCGCTCCTACCGGCAACGTTCATGGCCTCCTACACCGCGGTTGACCTGTCCAAGCTGCAGGCGCCCGACCTCATTGACGAGCTGGACTTCGAGACCATCTTCGCCCAAGCCATGGCGCAGCTGATGCAACTGGTGCCGGAGTTCACCGCCCTAGTGGAATCCGACCCCGTCTACAAGCTGGTGCAGCTGTTCTGCGCGCGCGAGCTGGGGCTGCGCCAAACGTTCAACGACAAGGCCCGCCAGTGCATGCTGGCTTTCGCCACGGGCACCAACCTGGATCACATCGGCGCGCTCTTTGGCGTGTCCCGGCTGACGCTGGATCCGGGGGATGCGGATCAAGGCATCGCGCCGACCTTGGAACCTGATGCAGACCTGCGTCGCCGCATCCAGCTGGCGCCGGAGGGCTTCAGCGTGGCGGGGCCAGAGGGCGCCTACATCTTCCATGCCCTGAGCGCCCACGCCGACGTGCTGGACGCCAGCGCCACCAGCCCCACGCCCGGCGACGTTATCGTCACCGTCCTGTCCCGCCAGGGCGATGGCACCGCAGGAGCGGAAGTGCTCGCAGCGGTCACTGCCGCCCTGCGTGACGACGACGTGCGCCCCCTGACCGATGCGGTCACGGTGCAGAGCGCCGAGATCGTCCCCTTCGAGATCCGTGCCCGGGTCTACACGTTTGCCGGCCCCGATCGCGCGGTAGTGATGGCCGAAGCTCTGCGCCGACTCAACGCCTACCTGGCCGAGTCTCACCGCATCGGGCGGGACGTGCCTGAGTCCGCCATCAAGGCCATGTTGTTTGCCGAGGGCGTGCAGCGTGTCGAGCTGGACTCGCCCACCGCGGACGTGGTCATCGGCCGCACGCAGGCACCCTACTGCACCCTGGTTGACGTGGAGCACGCCGGCGTCGATGAGTAACGGCCTGCCCCCGAATTCCACCGCGCTGGAGCAGGCGCTGGCCGCACTGACTGCGCGCCTGGAGGCCATACCCACGCCGCTGCCGACGCTATGGGACGCCGACCGCTGCCCGGTCGATCAGCTGCCGTGGATGGCATGGGCGCTGTCCCTGGACGATTGGCAGCCGGAGTGGAGCGAAGCGGTCAAACGCCAGCGCGTTCGCAGCGCTATCGCGATCCAGCGGCGCAAGGGTACGGCCAACAGCGTGCGCATGGTGGTCCAGTCCTTTGGCGGCGCGGTGGCTATTCGCGAGTGGTGGCAGACCGAGCCGCGCGGCGAGCCGCACACCTTCGACCTGTCGCTCACGCTCACTGGCGCAGACGGCCAGAGCGCCAGCGCCAAGTTCGTTGACGCAGTAATTGCAGAGGTCGAGCGCACCAAGCCCGTGCGATCCCATTTCACATTCACTCAAGGATTCCAGGCCGAGGCGCGCGTAGGCGTGTTCGCGGTCGCGCGGGCGGCGACCTATCGCCGGCTGCTGATGGAAGCCGAATAACTGGACCCCCGCCCATGCCCGGACTGAAGCTCCAAGTCACTAACGCTGGCCGCGCCGCCCTGGTCAACGCGCCCAACACCGGCACCAACGCCGTGTTGGTGTCGCAGGTGGGCATTGCCAGCGCTCCGTTCACCTCGTCACCGGAACTCATCGCGCTGCCTAACGAGATCAAGCGCCTCGATACGGTGGGCGGAACGATCAGCGCGGCCGATACGGTGCATGTGTCCGTGCGCGACGAATCCACCGCGGTCTACGACTGCTACGGCTTCGGGCTCTACCTGTCCGATGGCACCCTGTTTGCGGTGTACAGCCAGCCCACCCTGCTATTGGGCAAGGCCGCCGCCGCGATGATGCTGCTGGCCCTGGACGCGATCTTTGCCGATATCGACGTTCAGCAGCTGACCTTTGGCGACACCAACTTCACCGATCCGGCCGCCACTACCGAGTTGCCTGGCATTGTGGAACTGGCGACCGAACAAGAGGCCACCGCCGGCAGCGACAAGGTGCGCGCCATCACTGCGTGGCTGCTGAAGAAGGTGCTCGACGCCCGCCTGGGTGTTGGTGCCCCGTCGGAGTTCGCCAAGACGCTGCTTGGCCTCGCCACGGCCGCCCTCTTCCGGTCCTCGCTGGAGATCAAGAGCGCGGCACTGAAGGATGAGGGCGCCGACAACGGGCTGGATGCGGACAAACTCGACGGGCAGCACGGCGCGTGGTATCGCCAGTGGGCCAACCTGACGGGCGTCCCCGCGACGGCTACCGCGTGGCCGACCTGGGACCAGGTACAGAGCAAGCCGGCCACGTTCCCCCCGTCAGCACACCCCCACGCCGACTACGTCCAGAAGGCCGGCGACACCATGACTGGCCCGCTGGTCACCCCGTCAGTTCGCGTCTACGAAGCCGGCGCATCAAACCAGCTCTTCTTCCGAAAAGCCGGCGACGTGATGACCATCGACAGCGTCAACATCACCAACACCGCGTGGGCGCCGCTGATCTTTACATCCACCGGCTTCACGTTCAACGGTGGCGCCACCCTGTTCCAAGGCACCATCACGTCAGCCAACGACGTGCGCAGCAACACGAATTTTCTCACCACCAACGGCTACTGGGTGGCGTCCACCTCTAACGGTCAATGCACGCTGCTCTTCCGCCCCAACGGCGTCGGTAACACGCTCGGGCAAATGGCGCTTGGCACGGCTGGCACCTTGGACATTGCCGGTGCCTGCCATGCGGCGGGTGGCTTCGACATCGCTTCCTCCCTGCGGCTGAAAGATGTGCTCGGCCCGATGCCTTACGGCCTGGAGCAGCTGGAGCTGCTGGACACCGTCACCGGTCGATATAAGCCCAAGTACAACGAAGACGGGCGCGATCGTCTGTTCCTCATTGCAGAGCAGCTGCTGGACCTGATGCCCGAGACGGTGGACGCCGAGGGCGCGACCATCGCGACCTTGGACGCGGAAGGCATGCCGATTGCCGAGGAAAAGTTCCCTTCGATCAAGATCGACCAGCTGATGCCGGTGTTCGTACGCGCTTTCCAACAGGTGTCCGGGCGCATCCGCGACCTGCAGGCCGAAGTGACCGACCTGCGCAACCTTCACCAATCCTGAGAGAGAACCATGGAAACGAACTCCCGCATCCGCAGCCTCGCCCCCGGTGTTGACGTTGAACGCATCGCTGTGGAGTCCCACTTCTTCTACGACCCGCTCACGGGCAATGCCAACGTGGTGTTCCAGGGCATGGAATTCATTCTCCTGGAAGGAGCGGTCAACAAGATGCTCGACGGCCGTGAGCCGCTGACCACGACCTCCGATGCCATCGCCACTCGTCTGTTCGGCACCGCGGTGGTGGACCCGGTCACCGGAGCGGACCTGTCCCAGGTTAGCGCAGCCGGCGTGGTCGTCTACCTCAAGGCGGTGTACGACACTCTGCACAACGAGCGCGCCGCGGCCGCTCTGGCGCCGGTGAGCCTCGACCACAGCGGGTCGACGGACAACTAAGCCATGCCCAGTGGATTCCGCAACTCGGCAGGTACGGACTTCGATGACGTGTTCGACCTGTTCGTGCAGGGGGACAAGGGCTCGGCGACAGGGTACCGGTCGGGCGATGGCAACGACCTCAACCAGCGCTACGCGCCGTTGCTCTTCGGCACGAAGGCACCCGACGTGGGCTACCGCGACGCGGCGGGATCCGATCTGAGCAATCGCTGGGCCAAGAAGGACACCGCGCAGTATGCGTTGGCGTTCAACGGCAAGAGCTACCAAAGCAATCGCCAGGCATTGACCAACGAGAACACGAACATCACAGCAGGCGTGTCCGTGAGCATCCTGGCAAACGGCACGTGGTCAATCGCAGCCATGACCGGTTCGCCAACTTCGGGCACCTGGCTGCCGGCAGGCCGCTCAGTGTCTGAGTACACCGTCCAGATCGCCACCAGCGGCAACAGCCGGGCCACGGTCTCGAACAACGCGCCGGGCTACGTTGCTGCGTCAAGTTCGGCGGGCGCGACCATCAGCGCCACCGTGCGCGGCCAGAGCCTGGACGTGATCGATGAGACCATCTCGGTCACGGTGTACCTGCGCCACACTTCGGGTCTGGTCACCACCAGCCATTTCGCTGCCCGCGTCTTCGTGCAAGGCTACCTGTAGCAGCAGAGCTTACGCGCCAGCAGGCGTGAGCGTTCGCACGCGCGCGAGGACCATGGACACATGGCCTCGCCCGACCACACCCGCCACCTGTCCAACCTGATCCGCCTCGGCACCGTCGCCGAGGTGGATCTCACCGCGCGGCGTTGTCGCGTGCAGTCGGGCGAGCTGGTCACCGACTTCCTGCCCTGGCTGGTCCCTGCGGCCGGCGCGCTGATCGTGTGGGCTGCGCCCAGCGTCGGGGAGCAGGTACTGGTGCTGTCGCCCGACGGCGAAACCATGGGTGGCGTGGTGCTGCGCGGCTTGTATTCCGACGACTTTCCTGCGCCCGGCGACGGCGCTGACCTCACCGTGGTGCAGTTCGGCGACGGCGCCGCCATCAGCTACGACGCCGCCGCTCACCAACTTCTGGCCGTGCTGCCGAGCGGCGGCAAGGCAGAGGTGACCGCCGACGGCGGCATCACGATCAATGGGCCGCTCACCGTCAACGGCGAGACGACGATCAACGGCCAGACCACCGTCAACAGCGACGCGCACGTAACCGGCACGGTGACCGCCGACAATGACGTGCTGGGCGGCGGCATCAGCCTGAAGAACCACAAGACCACCGGTGTGACGCCGGGCTCGGGTATCTCCGGGCCGCCGCAATGAAGGGCATGAGCGCCACCACTGGCAGGTGGATCGAAAGCGATGCGCACCTGGCGCAGTCGATCGCGCAGATCCTGACCACCCCACTGGGCACGCGCGTGCATCGGCGTGACTTCGGCTCGCTGCTGCCCGAGCTGATCGATCAGCCCTTCAACGATGCCACCCGTGTGCGCCTGTACGGCGCCACGGCCACCGCGCTGCAGCGCTGGGAGCCGCGCCTGGCCCTCAAGCGCGTCGGCCTCACCGTGGGCGAGGCGCCCGGCTCCTTCGTGCTGACCATCGAAGGCCAGCGCACCGACGTTGCGCCCGCCAACGCGCACACCCGCCTGACCATCCCGCTCCGCTTCCGTTCCAACTGACCGAGGAACCCTCATGCCCAGCTCCTACCACCACGGCGTTCGCGTTGTCGAAGTCAGCGCCGGCACCCGCGCCATCCGCACCGTTGCCACCGCCGTGCTCGGCCTGGTTGCCACCGCCAGCGACGCCGACGAAGTCGTCTTCCCCGCCAACAAGCCGGTGCTCATTACCGACGTGCTGGGCGCCATCAGCAAGGCCGGCACGAAGGGCACGCTGCGCGCCGCGCTGCAGGCCATCGCCAACCAGTGCAACCCCATTGCGGTGGTGGTGCGAGTCCCCGTGGCCGAGAACGCGGACGAAGCGGAAACGACCACCGCCGTGATCGGCGAGCGGACGGCCACCGGCTACACCGGCCTGCAGGCGCTGCTGGCAGCCCAAGCGCAGCTGGGCGTGCGCCCGCGAATCATCGGCGCGCCTGGCCTGGACACGCAGGCCGTGGTCACAGCGCTGGGCGTGGTGGCCAAGAAGCTGCGCGCCATGGCCTACGCTCGCGCTGTGGGCACCAGCGTGGCCGAGTGCATCACCTACCGCGCCCAGTTCTCGGCCCGCGAGATCATGCTGATCTGGCCGGACTTCACCGGCTGGGACACTGTGACCAGCGCCAGCTACGCGGTGTACGCCACCGCCGCGGCGATGGGCCTGCGCGCGCAGATCGACCAGCAGCAGGGCTGGCACAAGAGCTTGTCGAACGTGGCCGTCAACGGCGTCACCGGCATTTCCCACGACGTGCACTGGGATCTGCAGGATCCGTCCACCGACGCCGGCCTGCTCAACGAGGGCGACATCACCACGCTGGTCAACTTCAACGGCTACCGCTTCTGGGGCTCGCGCACCTGTTCGGAGGACGAGAACTTCGCCTTCGAGACCGCGACGCGCACCGCGCAGATCCTGGCCGACACCATCGCCGATGGCGTGGCGTACTACGTCGACAAGCCGATGCATCCCTCCCTGGTGAAGGATCTGCTGGCCACGATCAACGGCAAGTTCCGCGACCTGAAGGCCGGCGGCTACATCATCGATGCCGAGGCGTACTACGACCCTTCGATCAACAGCTCGCAGACGCTGCCGCTGGGCGAGCTGCAGATCAACTACGACTACACCCCGGTGCCGCCGCTGGAGAACCTGCAGCTCAACCAGCAGATCACCAGCTCGTACCTGGACAACTTCGCCGACCGCATCAACGTCTGACGGCCGCGGCGCGCCCACGGGTGCGCCCTCCCGTCCCTAATCCCCGGAGAACGCAATGGCTCTGCCCAAGAAGCTCAAATTTTTCAACGTGTTCGGCGACGGTATCAGCTGGCTCGGCCAGGCCATCGAGGTGAAGCTGCCCGTGCTGTCGCGCAAGATGGAGGAATACCGCGCCGGCGGCATGAACGGCCCGATCGATCTGGACTTCGGCAACGAGAAGCTGGAACTGGAAACCAAGTTCGGCGGCCTCATGCGCGACGTGCTCAACCAGTACGGCGTGGTCACCCACAACGGCGTGATGCTGCGCTTCGCCGGCAGCTACCAGCAGGAAGACACCGGTGAGGTGGATGCGGTGGAAGTCACCGTGCGCGGTCGCCACAAGGAAATCGACATGGGCAGCGCCAAGGCCGGCGATGACACCGAGTTCACCGTCAAGTCGAGCCTGAGCTACTACAAGCTGGTCATCAACGGCGTCACCGTGATCGAGATCGACTTCATCGGCATGAAGGAAGTCGTCAACGGCGTCGATCGCCTGGCCGAGCACCGCACCGCCATCGGCGCATAAGTCGCCGCACCCAACCCACGGCCCGGGGCACTCCCGGGCCTCACATCTTCAGCGAGAGAAGACCCTATGTCCGCCAAGACCCCGATTTTTTCCAATGCCGTGCCGCTTGAAGAGCCCATCGTCCGCGGCGAGCAGACCATCGACAGCGTGCAGGTGCGCAAGCCCGGCGCCGGCGAGCTGCGCGGCACCAAGTTGACCGACCTGTTGCAGATGGACGTGGCCGCGCTGCAGCTGGTGCTGCCGCGCGTCACCCAGCCGCTGCTGACGGCGCCGGATATCGCCAAGCTCGAACCGGCTGATCTGCTCGCCCTGGGAGGGGAGCTGGTCAATTTTTTGCTGCCGAAGTCGGAGCGGGCGATCGCCTCCCCGACTGCGTAGAAGACGCCATGGCCGATATCGCGGCCATCTTCCACTGGCCACCGTCCGCCATGGACGACTGGTCGATCCAGGAATTGGCGGCGTGGCGCGAGCGCGCCCGCCTCCGAAGCGGAGTTGAGTGATGCTACAGTCCGCCCATGGGCGCCATCATTGCCATCCTCGTTGCGCTGGGCATACTCGCCGGCATTGTGCTGGCGGCGATCGCCTTGGGCGGACTGTTCTCACGCGGCGCGCACCGGATGTTCGGCCGCCGCTGACCTGTGAGGCCGCCTGATGGCGGCCTCTGACAATCTGCGCCTGCAGGTCATCCTGTCGGCGGTCGATCGGGTCACGGGCCCTTTCAAAAAGATCATGAGCGGCAGCAAGGGCGTTGCCGGCGCTCTGCGGCAGCAACGCGACGCACTGCGCCAGCTCAATGCCCAGCAGCGTGACGTAGGCGCCTACCGCGAGCAGGTCGGCCTGGCGCGCCAGTCGCGTGCCGCACTCGATGCCCAGCGGCTGGCGGTACGCACGCTGGCCCAGCAGATCAAGGCGACCGACGCACCCACGCAGAAGCTGACGGCCGACTTCGACCGAGCTGTGCGCGTGGCCCGCGAGCTGAAGGTGGCCCACAGCCAGCAGGAAGCGGCATTGCAGCGCGTGCACAGCAGGCTCGAAGCCGCCGGCATCGGCACGCGCGACCTGGTGGCCCATGAGCGCCGCCTGCGCACCGAGATCACCGTCACCACCGCGGCCATGGCCGCCAGCCAGGCGCGCCTGGCCAAGCTCGATGCCGCCCAACGCAGGGCCAGCAAGATGCACGGCGCCGGTATGTCGGCCGCCGCGCACGGCGCCGGCGCGCTCTTCGTGGGCCAGCGCGCTCTGCGTGCCGAAGCGTTGCCGGTCGGCCAAGCCATGGAGTTCGAGTCGGCTATGGCCAACGTGCGCAAGGTGGTCAACTTCGACACCCCGCAGCAGTTCAAGCAGATGGGCGTGGACATCGAGAACCTGTCCACGCGCCTGCCGATGCTGCCCACGGAGATCGCGCAGATCGTCGCCGCGGCGGGCCAAGCAGGTGTGGCGCGCGGGGAGCTGGTGCGCTTTGCCGAGGACGCCGCCAAGATGGGCGTGGCGTTCGACAGCACCGCCGAAGAATCCGGCCAGACGATGGCTACCTGGCGCACCGCGTTCCGCATGACCCAGGACCAGGTCGTGACCCTGGCCGACAAGATCAACTTCCTGGGCAACACCGGCCCGGCCAGCGTCAACAAGATCAGCGACGTGGTCAACCGCATCGGCGCACTGGGCGAGGTGGCGGGCCTGCAGTCCGGGCCGCTGGCTGCGTTGGGCGCCACCGTGGCGGGCATGGGTATCGAGTCGGAGGTCTCGGCGACGGGCATCAAGAACATGCTGCTGACGCTGGCGGCCGGCGATGCTGCTACCCGACGCCAGCGCGAGGCGTTCAAGGAGCTGGGGCTGGACGCCGGCAAGATGGCCAAGCTCATGCAGACCGATGCTAACGGCGCCATCCTGAAGGTGCTGCAGAGCCTGCGCGAGCTGCCCAAGTCGGCTCAGGCAGCGACGATGACGCAGCTGTTCGGCCGCGAGTCGATCGGCGCCATCGCGCCGCTACTCACCAACCTGGAGCTGCTGCAGACCAACTTCGACAAGGTCGCCGATGCGCAGAAATACGGCGGGTCGATGGCGGCCGAATACGCCTCGCGCGTGGCCACCTCCGCAAACTCGCTGCAGCTGGCCAAGAACACGGCCGTTGTGCTGTCGCAGTCCATCGGCGCCACGCTGCTGCCGGACTTCAACGCGCTGGCGCGCCGGGTGGCGGGCGTGGTGGTCAAGATCACCGAGTGGATCCGCGCCAATCCCCAGCTGGTGGCCATGCTCGCCAAGGTGGTGGTGGGCGGCACGGCGCTGGTCACTGTGCTGGGCGGCCTGCTGATCGCGGGCGGCACCGCCGCCATGGCGTTTTCGCAGATCCACCGCGCCGTCGGCCTGCTCAGCGGCGGCCAGGGCCTGGGCGCGCTGGTCAGCCAGTTCGCGAGCCTGGCCGGGCGCGTGCTGCCCATGCTGCTCAACGTCGGCCGCGCTCTGCTGCCGCTGCTGGGCGGCATCAGCTTGCCGGTGCTGGCCATCGGCGCGGCTGTCGCGGTCGTGGCGGCGCTGGTCTGGAAGTACTGGGGGCCG